CGTTTACTGGAATATCTTTTTTACCAACTTCCACTTCCCCTGTAAACAAATTACCATCCTTGTCAAACACAACTCCCTTATCTATTTTCCCTGTTACAGAACCAAAACCACCTTCATTTGGTGTTTCTATATATATTGGCGTTACTCCGCCAAATTCATCAAACGAGTTTCCTGATTCCTGTACACCGCCAGAAGGGTTTTGTTTATTTGCCGCTATCTTTATTAAACTTCTTTTTAGATTAGCTTCTGCCCTTCTATCATATTCCGCATTTGCTCTTTTTTCTGCATCTATTTTATCAGCAACCCCACGTAATTTATCCCTATCGGCATTAAGTACTGACTTATCTTTTATTTTTTCAATAGGCAAGTTCACCACAGCTTCCATTGTTTTAAGTGCCGTAGCTTGCCCTAATTCTGTATTACCTGCTGATGCAGGGAATGGTTCTGTTTTCCCGTATAACTTTATAAAATTAGGGTCTGCTATTTTTAATTCGTATGCTGTCCTTAATTTTTGTTTTTCATCATCGGTTGTATTATCCAATACAAATCTGGTAAAATTTTCATTGTCAGCCCTTGTACCTAATCCTGTGAATAGTTTATTATAGAAAATATTTGGTGGATTTATTCTTTTATACTCCTCATACTTATCCTTTAAAGGGTCTTTTTCATCAACGCCAACTAATAATTCAAAATCAGCCCCATCATCACGTTTTGTTGCCGTCAATATTTCTTTATTAATATCTGGCATTGCGTATTTAGCCAATAAATCATCATCATCTAAATCTCTTTGCCTTTTTGAAGTTGGCGTATTTAATTTTTCAGTAATTTTTACTTGGTAGTGTGGGTCGTACCTCTTATTACCCTTTCCTTCCTTAGCCCTCCCAATAAGATATTCCTTATCTTCTTTACTCCCATTAATAGCCTGAAAAGTATTTGCCTTTTCAATCATCACGTTCATTTGGTCTTGTGGTGTAGCTTTCCGCCCTTTCTTTTGTAAAGCAATATGAGCTTGCTTAAATTTATTATAAGCTGCTGTTATCTCTGGAATGTCTACTGACTTTACCCCTGCTACATTCTTAGCAAATTCATCATCTAATGCTTTATCCTGCTGCATTTTCTGCTGTTCTCTTATTTGCTGTTCTCTGTAAACTTGTTTTGCAATGGCATCAATACCACCTGTGTTGATAGTAAATATTTCGCCATAAGGTCTGCTGCCTGAATAAACTCCCATTTTTTATTTTAATTTATTTTATGCAACCCTGTTACCATTTGCGTCAATATATGGATTCCTGTCAATACTAAAATCGTTTTTGTTTGATTTTGTGTTATTACCAAATAACCCATTAGCCCATGAACTGTTATTACTGTTTTTGTATGCTGCTCCTGCTATTAATCCTGCGGCATTTATTCCTGACATAATCGCATTAGCTTGATTTTGCCTACCCGAACCCTCTACCGCTTTTGCGTAATCCATCTTTTGATTCCATTGGCTTAAATCCCTGTTTACCTTTGCTATTTTCCAACTTGCAACGTCTTTATTAATGCCCATTAAATTTCTTTCATTGTTTAATCTTGCCTGTGCATTTGCTACATCTAAGTTACCTTGTGCTTTATTTGCATTATCATCTATGCTTGCAAGTAAACCTAAACCCATACGTCTATCACTTGCACTTTTTAATGTTCGTGCCTGTTGTCTTTGAATAGCTTTTTGAGCCATAGCGTACTGTTCTGTTGGCAAGCCTGTTTTACTTCTTAATGAAGCCAACTGCCTGTTCTGCTCTAATTCTTTTGGCAAAACATCTCTTGCATCTTGTATTGCACGTTCTTTATCTAATGCCTCTTGCTGATGCCTTCCCCTTCTTTTTTGATTAGACGATTCTGCAAGCCCATACGCTGTTGTGCCTACCGCAATTACCGCCCCTATTATAGCCATACTCATTTTTACAATATTTAATTGGTTAAGTATCTTTGTTTTATGTCGCTTCTAATTGCTTTTAATAAATTTTTATCTTGTTCTGTAAACAAACCGTTATCGTGTTTTTCTGTTACTAAATCCACAAAATCCACTTCATTCATGTTGTCAGGATTTGGGTGGAAGGTCATAAATTCACAATCTTCATAAACATATAAAATTCTCCTTGTTCCTGCTTTTGTTATGCCATGATGTCCTGCTTCTAAAAATGTTTCAATGCCGTCAATCCATACACTTACAGAACCTTTTAAAATTACATATTGGTGGTCAACTTTATGAATTTTTGTAACCCACAAACTATTTGCAGGGGCTTTCCAGCATCTACCATACAAGCCATTAGTGTGTACGTGTTCAATTTCTTCAATACATGGCTCCATTTCATCCAACATAAGTTTTTCCAACAAATCAATACCTTCATTTGAAGTACTTATTTTTTCTATGGCAAATGTTTCGTTCATAGATTTCTTGGTAAATTAGAACTATTTAAATAAGGACTTAATAAAGATACAAACTTATCTCCAAAATATGTAAGTTTAACCTCAATCCATGTCCCTGTAAGGTAATCTCCATTTATTAAAGCCTCCCTTGCGTCTGCCATGCTATTAGCATCCCTGTTAAGTGGAGCGTCCAAATAATTACCACGCTGTTTATAATCTTGTGCTATTAATGCAGATATTTGTTGCAACCCTGTAAATTCATTATACTCACTTGTTTTTATATCGCCATTAACAGGGCTTTCCCACGGGAATTTACTTTGATAAGAAAGCGTGTTTTCTGTGCTTCTTAAAACATTTTTACTATTAAATACCAATGTTACACTTGGGTATGTTTGAACCCCAAACCTTTCACCATACTTAACCTTGTTATCTCTTACATAAATTTGCCCTGCTTTCCATTCAAATGTTTTGTCTTGAGCGCAAATTACCCAATCTGGTATTTCATCATAAAAGCAACAATATCCTTTATGGTTTTCATTAAAAGAGAACCCTTCATTTGGGATTGTTTTACCATTGTACGTTCCTGATTGCAAAAAGGTAACATACTGTTCCTCAAAATAATCAAAGTATGAAATTATTATAGCTTTAGACCCGTTTGGTCTTATATAATCATTGTTGTATTTTGTTATCAAATCTCTTATAAAGTACTGTCCTAAAAAAAGTTCATTAACAGGGGTTAATCCATCAACAGAACGCCTTATCTGATACCCTCTTATTGTATCAGTAAACCAATACCCGTTTTTATTTCTTGCTATACTACCCTTTTCAGTTACTCCATAATCTCCCAACAGGTACTGAATATTGTTTCTTGTTATTATTTCGTTGGTTGTTGTTATTACATCTTGCCCCGAATTATTCTGCAATACTTTTGCGTATATAGCAAACCACCCACACGCCCTTTCCTGCAAAACTTCCAATATCCTGTTTCTTACCATTAAACTTTTTATACCGCCTTTTGCTCCGTCTATTTCATCAAAGTTTAATGGAGTAAACCTGCTAACCTCATTTATGTTGGTATTTATTTGATTTGGCTTCCCCCATCTTAGCAAAATAGGATTATAACTTCTTGACGAGTACGGCTGTTCAATTAATGGTCTTCCATCTGAATTTACAGCACTTGGGAAATAATCAGAATAATTCGCATCAATAACAGGTATAGTAAAAGGTAATTGCCTTGTTATTTTTATTTCTGTTAAACTATATGATTTTGAATTATGAAAATCACCTTGAGATAATGCTAAAATAAAAACTCTCATAGGTGCTGTTACCTGAAATGTCATATCAAAATTAAAGGTATGCGGCCCTTGTTCTATTGGCTGCATTGGAACTAATGGTGCAATTATGACATTCAAATTATTCATAAGCACATACTGAAAATTCTCTCCAAAATCATTAAAATTAACAGTAATAGCACCCTTTATTCTAAATGTATAACTACCTGATGATACGTTCAAGATTGCCCTGTCTGTATTTGTTGCTATATTAAATCCAACTAAATCCTGATTTGGTGAAGTTCCGGGAGTGATATTTGGGTCAACTGATGTAGATGATTCAAAATTCCAATTCATTGTTGTTTGTCCATCTCCTTGTTCATAAGCGTTCATTGCCCAAATGTATTCAGCACCTACATTTATGTTTCTATACCTGTAATAATATGGGCCTTTATTAAATGTAAATGTCGCTGGTTGAGATAAATTTGAAGTTTGGTTTTGTGTCATACCTTGATGATACCTTGTGGCAGTTCCGGGATTACCTATCGTAAACCTTTCTCCAATCTCATAAAATTTATTTAGATTATTTGCTATGGATTGTGCAGGTGTATAAAGTTCTATTTCGTAATTAAAAAAGTCACTTTCACCAAAATCAAAAGTTCCGCTTGTTGTTGGCAAATTTATTTTTATGAATTGCCCCGGTCTTACAGTTCCGTTTATATTTGGAGAAAACACCTGACCGAAAATAGAGAAATCCTGCTGCGTATAAACCGTGTTTACAGAACCACTTAAAACTTTAATAAACCTTATCCTGTCGCCCGGACTAAAATCATAAGCTAAGTGGGCTGAATTTGATGGCTTATTGGGGTCTGACTTATTTGCTTCTATAAACAAATTCAAGTTTTCAATACCTATATAAGCAAATTCTGTATCCTTGTATGTGCTATCGCTTACCCAATAAAGGAATTTTAATTTTGCCAAACTTTTAGTAAACCCTATTGTAAAATAAAATGCTTCTAATGGAGGTCTGTTTGTTATTGAAAGTAATAATTGAGGTATGTTTGGCGTTCCTCCTGTTTCAGTATAATTAACAGTTTGGAAAGACATATCTTCTATTGTCTGTGAACCTGCTGTCCTACCTGCTTTATCAAAATAATTTGCACATATCGCTTGTTTATCATTCCAATTAAATACAGGCCCATTTGTAACTCCGAGTATTGGGGCTTGCCTTACCACCATCTGTAAACTTTCCCCTGCCTTATTTACAACTAAGTTTTCTGAATCTGATGATACAACTGTAAATCCTGCTACCACTGCTGCTGCTGCCAACCCTGTTATAACTGCTGCTGTGGTTGTTGCGGCAGAAACAAATGTTATTGTTTCATTTGTTGTTATAAAAGTAAAAACGTATCCTGATGCAATCGTGCCAATTAATACAATATGAATATCCCCATCTCCAAATGCACTATCTCCCGACTGACTGCCAACAAAAATATATGGTAGTTGAGTATCTTTTTCAGGTATAGAAGATGAAGCAACGGTAGCTTCCATTGTTATATTATCAAAACCCTCTGTTATGCCTCCATAAATAGGCACATTCCCATTAAGCATTTCAAGTGAATTAGCTTCTAATGGTACTAAATCAAATAACTGCAACGCATCTTCTGGGTCTATTTCAGTATATGCTTGATTATTATAAAATTCAAATGTGGCAATATCGTTATCAGCTAAACCTAAAGCAGCCTTATCTATTGTTTGAATAAGTTGTAAGTCACCAAAATCATTTGGGTCAACTACTCCATTTTCATCTGTTTTACCACTTATTTGTACTAACAATTCTATATATTGTACATCTGCCCCTAATGTTTCATAAACAACTGATATTTTACAATTTTTTGTTGGGTCTTGGTCAACGGTTGTATCTGCTGCTCCTATTGGTAAGGTAAGTTCGCTTTTTATACTAACCACACTTTTTTCCCTACTGTAATAAACAGGACGGGTTGCAAATCTAAATAGTTTTTTCCGAAGCGTGTTTACAGTAACAGTAGCATCATCTCCATAAATTACATAAGGTGGTCTGTTAGCAGGGTATTTAATAACTTCTAAAAAATCTCTTGTCATTACCCCGTATGTTTGGGCAATAGTTCTTTCAATATTTATTTGACATGGTTCGCTTTGTGAATTATTAAAGTATAATGTATCACCTTGCGTTTCATCACCATAAAGCATCCTTACATCATAAATTTTCCCATCTAATGTAAAGCCTAAAATATCTCCATCTGTATTTGTGCCACAAACTAATAAATCACTAACTGCGTATGGCTGAACGGTTAAGTCAACATACCTTATACTGTTAGTGCCATTTGAATTATATAGAAAGTAAAATATCCTTTGTTTAAGTTCATCATAGAAAGCCCCCAATGGTTCATTAACCCCTGATGGTAAGTTGGCAGGTATCAATGTTGTACCTTCAATATTCTCTATCCGCATATTTTGCCCTTGTCCACGATAACGAATATTACGGGCATATTTAACAGAATGTTGTCCAATAACCTCATTGGGGCTATCGGTATCCATTATCCCATTAAATGTTTTTAAATCTATCATTAAGGTATATAGTCTTCATACGTTATTAAAATATCATCCTTTGATACGACTGTAAATGTTTCTCCTAAATCTGTTGCAAAAAATGCTTGTGTTTTTAAAAAGCCTACCTTTTGAGAAACGGAAATATTGTAAACATTACTACCAATTTTATAAACAGAACCAACTAAAGCATTTGGCGTTGTCCCCATTATACCAAAACCACTTCTGCCACCATAAACAGAAATAACTACATTATTATATACGGGTGTTACCCCTTCTGGTACTGCCATTTTTTATATTTTAAGAACGCAGCTTCATCCCTTGCGATTCCCTTACCACCTGATTTATTTGCTGTAATGTTACTTTTTTATTAGGCATCCTTCTACGTGCTTCTGTCTTAGCAGCTATATACAATTCTCTTGGTGCTATTTTTAGCTTCCACTCAATAAAAGCAATTACAGCTTCTTGCATTGAAGTTAATACCATGTAGTCATCCTGTTTTTGTGGAGACGATATAAATTCAAACATTACATGGTCATATTGAAAATTTGGTGGCATTATTATGACCCTGTTAGTTTCATCTACCCTACATTCTCCGTACTGAACCAACCCATTACCAACACCAAATAAGTTTACATAATTTCCATTATAATAATAATTAAGAAATAATGGTGTAGCTGTTAATGCTCCGATGCTATTGTTAATGTCTGGCGTAAGTAATTCAATCCTATTAGGATTTAAGTCACGCCACTTTGTTAATCCATTGTTTATTTTTAATGTTACTGTTTCTCCACGTTCATTTAATAACCCAACTTTTGTCCAACTTAATACTCCGGGTGGGAATGATGCAGTTTTATTGGCATTAAGAGGTATTCTTACTGTCATTGGGCTTGCACTAATTTCGTAATTCAAGTCAACAAGCGCACGAAGCCCTATTAACCACGCTTGGTCTTGGTCTCCGTCACTACGTCCATTAGCATCCATGCAGTATGAAACAATAGTTGACAATGGTGTATAATATTCAATATCAGTAGCCATTTTAACTCAATGATTTAATCCTGTTAAGAATAATTTGATTCAGATGCCTTCCAAATCCACCGTCTTCTTGAATAAACATTATTCTTTGCAAAAATTCAATTTCAGTTTCCCCCTTTGGTTCTTCTGGTACTGAATCATCTTGTTTTTTTACTTCAATTATTTGTGATGGAATATCGGGAATGTAAATTTTAGGCATTTCTTCAGATACAGGCAACTCATTTATTGGATTAACTTCTGTTTCTGAAATTACTTCTTCAATTTTTTGTTCTTCGATTGGTGCTATTTTTTTAGCCATAACTATATTTTAAGATTTTAAGAACTTTTGTTTCCTTTTGGTAAATCGTCTTGTATTGTGTCTTGTGGTATTCCTAATCTGTCTTTTAGCTTTGCTATAACGCTTAAAAATATGTTTTGAGCCGCATCATCAGGCAAGTTCATTGGTTCATTCAAATCGGTTGCTCTTGTTGATGGCATTTCAACATAAAAACTTTGATTTAATAAAGAACTATTATCACTTGCAGCAAACCAAATTTTTTGACCTGTTACCCAATACCTAACACCAAATTGCATAGGCATTGTTTTTCTCCTACCGACCCTTTTTGCTTTTATTGCGATACAATCTTTGCCTTGTCCAAGTCCTGTTGTTGCTGGATAAACCCTATTTATTGAATAACCTAATGGTAGTGATACAGGAGGTTGTGGCAAATCTGTTGTCCAATATCCACTAACTGTATCTTGCGTTAATGCAGCTAATTGGAATTGTAATATATACGATTCTGGTACTTCTAATGCTCCCAAAACTTTTGCTCCATTATACACTTGTCCAACTAAACCAAAACTCATTGCTTCGTTTATATATAGCATAAGTTCATTCCTCGTTACTGTAAAATCAGTTCCGGGATAGTCATTATTAAAATGCTTTTCTAACCTAACAATAAACTGTAACCAACTGTATGTTAATGCCATAATTTTAAATTTTAACTGTCCCCTGTTACTATATTTGATTTGCCAAAATTAGTAAAATCCCTGTCCTTATAACTTACTCCAAAATTAGTTAATGCTCTTTTTGTAATCTCTATAATAGTAGAGTCATTCCATTTGGGCTGTATGCTTAATCCTGCGTTATAAACAGGCCTATTTTGTGCATCATAAGTAAAGCCCCACACTATATTTTCTGGCTGTGCTATATAATCTAATTGTAAATTACCTGTGGCTGTTGACGGCAAAACATCGTAATAGTTTTCATATTCCAATATATAATAAGTTCCGTCTGCTACACTTGGAGGGTCAATAACATCATTATTAACATACCATTTTTGTCCATGATTTATTTTTGTCACCAAAAATTCATCTCCGTTTAATTCTAACCTTCTCGCCAACCCATAAATAAAATCAGTAGGCTTTAATGCTTGTCCAGATGAAATAGCTACTGAACCTGCAATAGTAAATGGAGACAATTTTGTCATCATAGTTTCATTCATAATAAGTCCTGTATTCGCTCCTGACTTGCTATTACTCATTTTTTCCCACGGGCCTAATAAGTCTGAATGATACGAAAACTGCTCTGTGTTCCATGCGTTAAAAAAGTCGGTTGTACTAATAGAACCTGATTGGTTCTGCCGTAACAAAAACTTAAATAGGCTAAGTATCTTATTTACATTCCATTCAACCATATTATGAATTTAAAAAGCAGCCTGCTCTTACAAAATAAAAACAGGCTGCTTCACATTATCTTAATTAGCTTTTATTCGCTAATAGCCTTTAATTGAATCAAAAATTCTTCACCTTCTTCTGTCTTTGAGAACTCAAATATTGCATCACAAATAGCTTCTGAACTTTTTAATCCTGAAATATCACATATTACCGTATTGCCTGACTTCCATGTGGCTTTATTTGGATTAAACTTGTTATTAATTAATCCTTTTAACCATGCTTGGTCAATAAAGTACCTTGTTTCCAAATGTTTGTTACCATAGCTTTCTATGAACTCTTTTGGATTTTTGCTTGCTGCTTTACGATATTCTGTTCTTATTTCTTTATCAGTAAGTTCATTACCTGAATCATAATCCTCCATTGCTATTCCTAAGTAAGCTGCATGGATTCTCATTTTAGTATCAGATGCTTCCCTTGCTAATGCCATTGCTTCTTCAATCTTGTCTAACCTTTCAGATTCAACGGTAGCCATTTTCTCTGCATTTTGTGGCGTGAATATGGGGGTAGAAGTTGTTGTCCTAAACATACTATCGCTATTCCAACTGCAAATGCTTAAATAAAGCAAAAGCTGTTTTTCATACCCTTCAACTATCATCTTACCATTCAGAAAATTTCGCTTTCTTGTTGTCTGAATTAATTGGTCAATTACATCCTTTTCTTTGGGCTGCTGCGAAACAAAAATTGATTCGCAACCATCATAGTATCTTATCCCAACCCTACCATTATTCCAAACTATTTGAGATGTCATAACCAAATTTTGCAATGGTTTAAACTTCTTGTGTGGTAATGGTCTGTTTGTTCTTGCATCAATAACAGGTTTTTCATTTTCCATGTTTTCTGCTGCAAGTTGGAAAACATACTTTTTTGTAGCATCAAACTCTTGTTTTAATGCACGATGCTCATTTGAATCCTTAATTACTTTTAGCCCCTCAAATTCTTCAACGAACTCGATTTTTTTTAATGGGGCTACGGTTGTAGCGTCTGCCATTTTTTTATGTTTTAAAAGTTAGGGGGTAGAAATATTTCCACCCCCCTGTTATTATTTACTAAGAAGCGATACCCCTAAGTATTGAAAACTGTTCTGCCGCAAGTACTCTACTACCAACATAAGCGATTTGCTCATATTTATTCTCCGCAATAGTAGTTTTTGTTGCTTTGGTATATCCTAAATCCCAACTGTAAATCTTCTGACCTGCTGTGATATCAGGATTCTGCTGATAAACAAATTGTAATTGTGGGCGACTTGCACCGTCTTTGGCATCAACGATTGTACCTTGTGGTACTGCTAATCCAAAGAAAGCCCTGTAATCTCCCTGTGTAGGAACATAACCAAATGTTGCTTCTGCACCAAAACCTTTGTAACGATGGAAGAAGAAGTTAAATGTATCTGTTGAGAAACCATTAAATCCATAAGCTGCTGATGTAACAGCATCTCCACCTGCTGAACCGTAGCTGATAGCCCCATTCTTGTAAATACCAAACAACAGATTGTTTATATCCTGACGTTGTTTTAAATCTTGTAAGAAGTGGTATTCTCTTGGGCCACCGTTAGCATCTAATACGTTTGTAAGATTTTGGAAATCTCCAATAGCAAAAGCATATTGTACGTAATTAATTTCAGAACCCCTTGCTTCAACGGCAGGAATAGCACCTAATGTACCCGTATCTGATGTATTAGCGTATGGAACACCTTCCATTACAGCATCTTCCATATCCATCATCATGTTTTGGTTCATGGTTTGGATAGCCAAAGCTGGCTCATAGAAATTACCACCACCAAAATCAATCTGTGTTTTATTCATACCTGCCAAATCACTTGATTTGGTAGATGCACGTAAAACTGTGGCTGTGTTATCATAACGGTACATCTTCTGCTGCATTGTACCTTGTGAATCTGAACTTTCACCTGCAAGCTGATTACCAAAAGTTTCCAATCCTTCACCTGCATTAAGTGTAGTTCCGGTAGAACCTGTGATAAGCGTATATAAACCCAAAGGAGTAGCTTCAATCACAAAAGCACTTGTTGTACGGGTAATATTGGTAACACGGAATTTACGTCCGTTAGAACGTATTTTAACCACCTGATTTAGCAGGAATGGAGATTGCGTACCTGTTGTACCGTCATTATAAGATTGTGGACTTTTAAGCGTGATATTGATTGCTGCACCTGCTACTGAACTTGTTACGTTAGCGTTTACCAAGCCAGAACCAAATGGACGACCTTTTTCAAAGTGAGAAAAAGTATTTGTTGTTGTATTTACTGTTTCTACGCTTGACCTTCCAAGTAATTCCATTACAAGGGCGTAAGAACTGTTGCCGTATTTGGCGATTATACCGGGTATGTAATCAGGGATTACAAAGTTTAATTCGTTGAATATACCTGTGGTTATTCCCGATGGGTATGCGATTGGCCCCGGTTGACCTGTTGCGCCCCTTACTATTGCTGATGGCATTGTTTTTTAATTTTAAAAATGAATGATGTTTTTTACTTCACCACTCCTGCCGCTTGCATATACTTGTGTAATTCACTTGGTTCTTGCCCCGTTGGTGTTTGCCTTTGGAAGCTACCTTGTGAGTTATCAGGTAATTGGGCTTTAAGAGTAGCATTTTTTGCCTGATTCATTGCAGCCATGATAATCTTTTCTTTGTTTTGAATAAAGTAAATATCTTGTAGAAACTGCTTTCGGTTAGGGCTTCCATCCTGACCTTTGTATTTCTCAAAATACTTTTGAGTATCCATGACTAAATCAAGCGATTGTTTAAACCCTTCTTCATCCGGCTCATATTGAAATTCAAATGCAATCTTATTGGCTTCGTCATTAAAATTGATTTTTGTCTCTATATCCTTCGGTTTGAAAGATTTATACGCTTCTTTTGTTTCAGCATCCATTGTCGCACTTTCATCCAATGATTTCTTGTATTGGATATAATCCTCGTCAACTTCTGCTAATATTTCTGGTAGAACTATTTTTGATTTAGCAGCTTCAAGTTCCCTTTTGGCTACCTTTGCATCAATTATTTTTTCCATCTCAATTTCAGCTACTCTATCCTTCCACTCATTATGCCTATCCTGAAATTCTTCTTCTGGTTCTGTCGCTAATTCTGTTGGTTCTTTAGGTATTCCGTACTGCTTTTTAAACTTATGTTCAATCTCTGCTTCTGTCAACCCTTCATCCTTATACTTAATCTGCATTGACAATTTTATAATGTCGTTTGCAGTTTCTTTAGTTACTTCTGCTGCTGTAAGCCTTTCTAATTGCCTTTGCTCATGCAGAACTTCATACACATCATCGAACTTTTCAGCTTGTAAAGCCCTGATTATCTTTTGGCTTTTTTCATTCTCAAACTTTAGTTCTTCCTTTATAGGATTGGCTTTTAGTAACCTAAGTTCTTCAATCTCTTTAGCTGCATCTTCGGGGTTTTGCCACCCGTACTTTTCAGTAAAAGTCTGAAACTTAAATTCAGGAACTTCCGTTGTATTGGTTGTTTCTGTTTCAGCCACTTGCGTTTCCGTTGTTTCGGTTGTTTCTTTTGGTGGCTCTCCACCATTCAACCTGAAATTCATTTGTTCAGCTATTTGCTGCTCTACGGTAGGTTCTGTTGCTTGTGTTTCCGCTACCTGCGTTTCCGCTTGTTGTTCAATTATATCGTCTGCCATAAATGGGGATATTTATTTAGGTATAAAGTTATATTTTAAGGTTGCTAAATTTGTGTATATAAAATATTATCGGTAACTTGTGGGTACTAAATAATAACCCATGATAAGATACGAAATGCCAAAAGAGGTAAGAAATTTTGTACTTCAAGTACAAGTAAAAATGAAATTGGAAACAGGTAACGGTAAATTTTCTCAACAACAAACCATTACCAAAATAATTAAAGAATATAAAAAAATAACTGAAAATGAAGCCACATAATTTCAAGGACTTAACCGGACAAAAATTCAATAAGCTAACTGTTGTAAATATCATAGCTGACAAGAAATCAACATCTACATATTATAATTGTTTGTGCGAATGTGGTAAATACAAAGAAGTAAGAGCCGGTAATTTAAGGAGTGGGCAGGTAAAATCGTGCGGATGCCTACTAAAAAAATGGTTGATTGACAAAAATAAAACTCATGGATTAACTGGACACCCATTGCATAACCTTTGGTTTAAAATTAAAGAAAGGTGTGAGAATCCAAATTGCAGCAGTTATCATAACTATGGTGGTAGAGGTATCGTTATGTGTGAAAGGTGGCAAATATTTCAAAACTTTTATGATGATATGATTGTAGGGTACTCTAAAGGATTAGAGATTGACAGGATTAATAATAACGGCAATTACGAACCTAATAATTGTAGATGGGTTTCCCATAGAGTAAATACTCAAAACACAAGGAACACAAAATTAAGTGTAGAAATTGTAGCCGAAATAAGAGAATCTAATTTACCTGCACCTTTTTTCGCTAAAAAATATAACACTTCAAGGGGCGTTATAAACGCAGCACGTAGTGGTAAAACGTGGACTAACTGACCATTTTTATTTTGTATTGCGGTAAAACTTTTATTGTTTGAGCAGCAATAGCCTTTTGAACATTGTCCTCTCCAAACATTGTTACCAATGCCATAAATAAAGATATACATTCATCACTTTTTGTCCTATCGGCATTATTGAATTTAAGTAGTTGATTTAATAAAGATGGATAAACAATTCTATGAACATGACCATTGTAAACATCCTGCGAGTCGCCATCAATAAAAGCCTTCGCTATCTGAAGTTGCTGATAATGTTGAAAACTATCTCCTGACCTAACGCCCGGTTCTACTTTTGGATTTCTTTTTGTTGGACTTCTTAATGCTGCCGGTGTCCATTCTAAAAAAGACCGCATACCAAGTTTAGTAAAGTACATTACATAATCATCCCTATAATCTATTTCATAACAAATTTTACAACCAAAATACAAAGCTGCTTTCATTATTTCTTCATCAAAATGAACTCCTAATCTTTTATCAGCAAGCCACATTGCAACAGGCTTCATCCCTGTTTCTTCACCATTTACAATACAAGATTTTTTCATTACCAATGCTCTTGGCTTAGACCCATTTAAAACGTCATTGTGGCTCGTGGTATCTACACCTATAACATACATATTCGTATTCATAGGTTCAAAAAAGCCTCCCCTATCAGAAAATTTATTTGGTTCATTTGGATATTCAAAAATAAACCAACCGCCTTTTTCGTCATCCATCGGATTTACAGTTATTCTCTCTTTATCCTTTTTGCCAATTACAACTGACTTTATAATATCTTTTTTATGAACCAATCTTGACTGCCTTAAAAATGCTAATTCAGGATTATCCTTAATCCATTGTATTTGCTTTTGAATAGCCACGGCATCAAATTCACACCCAACACCTGCATACAAAAATGCTTCTTCTTCTGTGCAAGGATTCATCCTTGTTTCTTCTTCTAAATCAACACCCGTTAATCCTTCTCTACGTTTTATATAAACATAATGCTTTGAACCTAATTTAATATCTTCTTCGGATAACTCTGAAATCTGTATCCCATCCTCATTATACCTTACCCATTTATCTACTAAATATGTATATTGTTCTTCTGTTGGTTCTGATATTACGCTATCTCCAAATTCATCAATAAAACCTTCGTATGCCTCATAGGCAGGTTGAAAAAATCTTACAATCCTATTAAGCGTTATTGGTCTATCAAACTGATTTGCATTATCCCATATTTTCCTATATTCAGCACCACCACCTGCTGTCATTTCATTTACAGTTGATGGCATATCTATCCAGCCTACACGCTTTACACCCTTAACTAATGTTTTTGAAATGATTGCTAATAATCTTGAAGCAGGAACGTCTAATGGTAGCTTCCCAAATTCATCTCCAAGAACGTATGACATTCTTCCCCTGTCATAGGCATTAAGAACAGGTGCTTTATAGTTTATCTTTGAATTATGGCCTTCTTCTTCTTTTGCACCTGCTGCTACACCTGCTTTAACTGTTTGTGATTTGTGAGCAAAAACCATTTCGGTTACACTATCCTCTTTATTTACTTGCTTTGGTTTTAAAAATACAGGCAATAATCTATATGCAGCCGTAACCATTTCCGTAAATGTAGCCTTACTATCATCTTTTGTTTTTGATAATAAACCGCAGTTAGAGTTTTTAAAGAAAATTGCTTCGTAAAGAATATTAGAACATGATTGAGATGATGCCCCCTGCCTACGTTTCTTAATCCTTATAAGCCCTAAACACCAAAGGATTAAAAACCAATGTTCAAAGAATAAAAAGTATAGTCTATCTGCTTCCCTAAATTCAGGGGCAGTACCATCTTCTAATGTGTAGTATTGTAAATAAAAATAGTACCTTTTTGGTATAAATCGCATCCGTTCTCCAATCCATGCCCATGCACCATTTTTACACCGCTTTACTTCTTCTGCTGCATAATCTTCCTGTTGTTCAGTAAGAATTAGATTTCCTTTACTATCATACTCAACAGTATCAAAATATCTTGGTAAAGGTTGCCTTACCCATTTTTGTTGATTTCTTGGCAACCCGTAATACAACGCTTCTTCATCCTTTGGTTTTTCGGGTAAAGTGATTGTACTGCCATATATTTCTATTTTATCAGGCATTAAGTTCTGCTATCTGCTATACTATCATTAAAAGGCTTTCTTATCTTATCATTTTCTTCATCTCCTGTAACCCCTGCTGTTGCCTTTAAAAATTTAAGCGTTTCTGCTAATGGAGTAATTGCAGACCAAATAGTTTTTAGCCTTTCCATTGTTTTATCTTTTGGGTCAGATAAGTCTATATCAGATATTTGAGTGTTATCTAAAACATCTGATAAGTCAGACATATTCTTGTTCAAAGAATAATACAGCTTTGCATCCCCTTTTACTCCAAGAGATTCTAATTTAGATTCAAGTGACTGTATCCTTAAATCTTTTTTTTCTGATTCTGTTTTTGCAGGTTTATAATCTTCTGCCATATACTTACATCATTTGAGGTTCTGCTTGTTCTTGTTCGATTGGTTCTTGTGGTTGTTCCATTTGTTCTTGCATTGGCTGTTCTTGCATTGGTGGTTGCTGTTCTTGTGATAACATTTGGTCTTGAACTGCTGCGGCTTTTTCGTATGTTTTGTTTTGCATACTTGTAGGGATAACAATATTAGGGAACAACTGATTTATTATACCTTCCATAAATGGTGTTGGTGCTATTCCTTTAGATACTGCTTGACCATAAATTTCAAGAACCTTTACCTTCTGTTCTTCTGTGCTTTTTAGCATCAGCATCTCTTTTTCAGACTTCAATTTCTCTGCCTGAACTGCCATTTCCCCTTCACTTGCCATTTTTGCTGATTCTTGCTGACTTTGAATATTTGCCTGTTCTCTTGCCTTTTGTTCTTCTTGCGCCCTTCTTCTGTTTTCTTCGTAAGTTTTTGTAAGATACCAATTAGCTAATTTATCATCATCAATTTGGCGTATAAACATTGCGTCTTTTAGCGTTAATGATGGTTGACCTAAAGCATCAGGAACTTGGCTATACCTATCAATATCTCTTTCAAGTAATTCTCTTTGGTACTCTGTTGATTTCATTTTTACTGATACACTAAACCTTGTATTTAGTAAATCATCTTTTGATTCTGGTTCTTCTTTTACTATATCATTCCAATGAAGTAAGCATAGTTTGTAGTCGGTTTCTTCCCATATCTGCTTGTTGGCATTAAGGATAAAATCAGTAACATTATTGGCTGCTGTCTCTTGTTGTTTTTGAAGCACCCCACTTGTTCTGTCTCCTACATCACTACCATCTCTATATTGCGGAACACCTATCAATAATCTAATTTCTTGCCTAATGCTATCAAGTACATTTGTCATTTCAACTACTTTGGCTACTGTTGTATCCTGTACTGTATTTGAAATTGGTGGGGCTTCTCTTTGTAATGGGTCAAGTCCTTTACTACTCCAAACTTCATTACCTGTTTGATTGAATATCCTTAATACTTCTTCCCACGGAATACTATCCCCTGTACCTAAATCTAAGTTCCTTGCTGTTTCCACATCAATTCTAATACCACTTGGGCGTATCTGTGATATTAATTGCTTTCTCTTTAATTTAACAATGGAATACTCACGAAGCGGCTCCATAATCCTTTCAAACAAAGAAGGAACATAGCTGCCATCATTATTTGGTATATTAATTGAGTAAGATGAAAGTGGTTTTGAAGTATTAGTGTACTCGTTTATAATCAAATCTGTCGCTCCCCAATAAAGCATCATATCGCCATAAGGTGCATACACACCACGCATCCATGTATTCTTTTGTTTCTTTATTATTTCTACATTGTCAGGCTTTGGTTGCTCAATTATTTTACCTTCTTTTGTTACTTGTTGGTACGGCACACTTTTCTTTACTTGAATGTTCTCTTTACCAAAAGCATCTTTTTTTGAAACGTAATAAACATCTTCGCCACAATTAATTTCGGTATCTAAAACAAGTATGGAACAATCATCATAAGGTCTGTTGCCAATATAATTTATTACTGAATAGCTATTATCCCATTGATAATTAAAAGTGCCTATATTTTTGTTGTTAGAAAGTTTGGCTAACTTAAAGATTTCTTCTTCTGTTAAACCATTAGGGCGTTCATCACTTTTACCAAACTTGCTTCTAATATCCTTTACTTTTAAATTCCAAAATTCTCCAAACATATCAATTTCTTGTTCCCCACTATCATTCATAAAAAAGTTCCATATACAGTTATTGGCAATACATTTTCTTACTGTATATTCTTTGGGGGCAATTCTTTCAATCTTTGTAACTGCCGTATTAAGAACAATTAAATCGTACAGAGTTTTTCTGTTTATTATTTTTTCAAAATGAATGGAATCCATTACGTAATTAAGCATCTGCTCAAACCTTATCTCTTTAGGTAATCTATCTTCAAGCTGAAAATATACCTTTGCAGAAAGTTCATCATCAGGTACGTAAGCACCTTCTGGTTCTAAATTAAATCCTGCTTCCATCTGCATTTCATTAACAGTTTCAGCTTCTTTCATTCTAAATAATGCCTCTAATAACCTATTTTCTTTTTCTGTCAAACTTCCGTTATCTATTGCTTCTACACATGGATAACTTTTATTCTTAGCCATACTCTCCACCAAAACGCCAACAAACCATGCAGCAATCCTTTGGGGGGTCATATCCATATTCATCCATGCCTTATTCCCATCAGATACGTTTATATAGTCCAAAAACTCCTGTTGAGATTGCGAACCTTTAGCCCATAGCAATAACTTTTCTTGCTGTATCTTTCTGCCAGAATAGTAATTGAAGTTGCTTGTATCTTGTGAATTTTGCAGAAGATAAAATGCCTTTACAATAGCCTTACCCCTGTCTTTGTTTTTCTTTTCTTCTGCTGTTAAGAAGAAACGCTGTAATAAAGGATTGTAGTTTAAGTCCTCTGCGGTATTTTCTGCCATAACACAACTTTTTTAAGTATATTTGTTGCGTTATTTATTGGTTAGTCACTGTAAATATACAAAAATCCCCCATATTTATATATGGGGGATAATTTATTTTATAGATTTAGCCACGCCACAAATCATGTTTTCAACTACCTTAGTTACCACCTTCTTTTCTGACTTGAAAAAATATACAATATCATAAAGGGCAGAAGGTTTTGTGAATACCATATCTCCAACCTTATATTTTTTTATGTTACTCCCTTTTATAATAGCTTGATTATTGTATTGCTTCCTTTGGTCTGGTGGCAAAGGTATTGCTGATGGAATTTCTATTCTACTGCAAAGTATATTGTTGCATATAGGTTCTAATTCTCCTTTTTCATTTAGAACTCCGAATATTGTATGATTGAAAGGTATTGAATATAAATCATCTTGTAAAAAATATGGAGATGGATGATAAAAATGATTGTGGTGGCAAATAATAATATCATCCTTTTTTAGATACTGATTCCCTTCTACTACAACAGCAACAACCGGGCATCTAACCCTATGATTAGCTTCATAATCCATAGCCATACATACTTCTACATCTCCTATTTTCATGGATGATTTTTGAGCCATATCCACCCTACATATTATTTTCCCGTTTACAGGTATCATATAATGGCTATTATTTCGGTATCAGAAAGAACCCAATATTCAGAACCTTCGTATTCTATTGAAAACCCTACTGTTGGATGGTATAGGCACGATTTATTTTTAGCTGCCTTTATATTAGGGTCTTTAACTAAACCACCTATTGACACTATCAATCCTTTGTGTGGCTTTATCTGACCGCTTGTAGGTAACAGTAAGCCTCCTTTTTCTTTACCAATACTATCCCTTTGAAGGAACACAAAATTATTTGTTGCTTTAATAGACATATTATTATTTTAAATATTGTTCCACGTGAAGGATTACAAAGTATCAACAATAAGAACTTCGCTTGTTAAAATCATTGTGGCTGATGAAGCTGCATTTTGTAAGGCACACCTAACTACTTTTACAGGGTCTATTATACCAGACTTCCCTAAGTCCTCTAATTGCCCTGTTTTTGCATTGTACCCCATATCCCCATTTAGTGCATATACATTCTTAAATATTTCATTATCATCTACCCCTGCATTTTTACATATTTGCCTAAGTGGAGTATCAAGTACATTGTACAACAAAACTTCTCCATCTGTAAATTTCCCATCATTGGGAGCATTTTTAAATATTCGCAACAACGCTGTGCCTGAACCTACAATATAACCTTCTGCAATAGCCGCCTTAGTTGCACGTACACTATCATCCACACGGTCTAACTTCTCTTTCATTTCAGTTTCCGTAGCTGCTCCAACATGAATTACAGCGACTCCTCCTGTTATTTTTGCTATCCTTTTCTCAATAGGGTATTTTTCGTCTTCATTCTTAGCTTGTGCTAAATTCATGCGAAGTTCATTAAGTAAGGTTTCTACGGCATCTTTGTCACATTCTCCACCTATAATCAATGTTTCATCTTTAGTTACAATTACCTTTTTAGCCCTTCCAAAATTAGCAAGTTCTATTTCCTTTATACTCACACCTTTACTATCGCTCATGTAAGTCCCACCTGTAAGTAGTGCTATATCTTCCATATCTTCCATCCTTGTATTGCCGAATGATGGCGATTTAACTACACAGCATCTTATTCTTTTTTGTATATTGTTCATAGCTAAAAACGCTAACCCTTCTTCATCAAGGTCTTCGCAAATTATCAGTACTGGTCTTTGTTCCTGAACACACAATTCCAATGCCCTTTGAACCTGTGTACTGTGGATTATTCTTTTATCATAAAGAAGTATTAATGGGTCTATAAATTCTGTAAGCTGCTTGTCTTTATTATTAACGAATAGTGGGCTTACCCACCCATTATTAATCTTATACCCATCACTTATTTTTATTTCAGTAAATACCGACTTACTTGCTTCAATATCAATCATGCCTTCATCTCCTATTTTTTCAAATGCCGATGCTATTAGGTCGCCTATTTCTTTGTCGTTGTTGGCTGAAACGGTTGCTATCTGCCTAATTTTCTCTACATCACCTTTTATCGGGGTAGCCATTTTTTTAAGTTCATTAACGACATATTCAACGGCTTTATCAATACCTTTTTTTAATTCAATCGGGTTAGCACCTGCCTCAATAAGTTCAACACCTGCCTTAACAATAGCCCTCATTAACAAAATAGTTGTAGTAGTTCCATCCCCAGACATATCTACTGATTTTTGGGCGCACTCTTTTGCCATTAATACACCTGCTTTTTCAAATGGGTCATCAAGGTCAAAAGCCTTCGTGCAATTATACCCGTCCTTAGATACATGAATAGGTAATGAATGTACACCATAATCAACAACCATACTTTGAGATACCAATACATTCCTTCCCATAGGGCCAAGTGTGGTAACTACGGCATCAGCTATTTTATTTACGCCTGATAATACTGCGGCTCTTGCTTCTGAACCGTATTTTACTTGTTTCCTCATATTGTATTTTTAAAAAATTGGTTTAAAATATATCTTATAGCTTCTACTATTGTAAATCCATTATCTTCTGCATAAACTCTAAGTCTATTATAAAGTGGTATGCTTATCCTTAATGTGAATTTTTTCTTCATCCAAAATAGTAGGTATCAACTTTAGCCATAAAGGTATCAATTTAAGATTAATCTGCAAAAAATAATTCACCTTTAGTTTCTAAAATATATTTTATGGCAAACGTAGTAGCAACAAATGCTTACCAAATCAATCAGCACGTAATTCCATTAGCAAGCGTAACACAGGTTGGTCTTCCAACTCAAGGTTGTGTACTTGGAGATTGCTTTAACTCTCCACAAAGGTGTCTTAGCACAGGTGTAAATGTTTACTCTTTTGCTATCGCACCAACAGGAGATAAGTACTATTTCCAACAAACTTTAGCCCAGTTGGTTACGTTGTTTGGATAATCGAACTTGAACCACTTTTAGGTAACTCAATCACCCCATTAATTTGGGGTTTTTGTGTTTCTCCTAACATTAGTTTTACATAGTACTCCAATGCTTCTTGTGCATAAAAATAATATCCGTCCTTCCCCATAGGAATAACATTGGGTGCAAATGAACAAAGTTCTACTGTTCTTGGTATTTTGATTGCCTCCGCAATTTGAAAAATTTGTGTTTGATTACTTAATAACCCTAATGACTGATTTAATATTTGGGCTAACTCTAAAAAATCGTTTATAATAAGTCTATCAATATTTAAACCGAACCTTAATGTAAATATTGCATATTCTAAATCATTCCCTACAAACAATAACTTTTTTTCATACGGTTTTAAAAACCTGTAATTAGCTTGTGGGTTGTGATACCTTTCAGACCTTGATACAATTAATTTCCCTTTAGCAAAATCTTCTTTTAATTCAGGAACTTCAATATATTTTTCTGAAAAATCGCAAGCCAAATCAGGATATACTATCGGATACCACATTCTCAAATCTCCGTATGGCATATTAACAAACGTATCCCTTATTTTACATAGGTCAATTTTTATAGGTTCTTTATTCCATACCTTACAATCTTCAATATACGGCTGTGCCTTATACAATGGTATCATCATATCAATAACCTGCTGATTTAGCATTACGTTGACACCCGTACTATCCATAGTGGGGTGGTATGCACCTTCATAATAATACGCTTTTACGTCTTTAGCTAAATAAAGCATTACTTTTTTACCTGTTTTTTTGTAATACTCTTTCATAACAGGCAATGCCCCATGAACATCCCCAATAGTTCCATTGTGTAAAAACGATGTTGCTGTACTTCCCATATTTCGATTACTTAAATAGTTTATTATAATTTAATCCCGTAACCTTACCAACACTTGATAAGTATTCTTTTTGTTCTTCAATACTCATGTGGGCTATTGATAATCCGGGGTCGTTTGGTAATTCCTGACTAAAATCAAGTCCAGACTTTTCAGGTCTTCTTGATACCAATGCAAGTCCATTATCTGCACTAAATTCCATAATATCACAATTAGGTAATGGGTTCTCCCGCAACTCTTTTAAAAATAATTTTGTACCAACACAATTCCTTACATCGTCAAATCCAA